CGATACCGGAGGGGGTTGTGGATACAAACGGTTTTACGCTGGCTGAACTCTTGGACGAGTTGCTGGAAGTGCTGGCCGGGGGAAGCAGGGGTAACATGGAGCTTGCTTTCAGCGACCTGCGGGCGGCTATCGGCAGTGAGGACGGCAATGACTTGTCGCGGTTCGTGGCGAAGGTGAACGCTTTCCTCGAAGATGCGGACGCTTCGGACGCAACGATCAACCGCTGGAAGGAGATCGAATCGTTCCTTGCGGGCATTACCGACACGGAGACGCTTACCGGGTTGCTGGCCGAGAACCTGCAATCGGCGAAAAGTTATGCGGACACGAAGGTGCAACAGGGAACGGCCAATGCCGTAACGATGTCGTCGAATGCCGGGGCTGCGGACCGGGTGCTGACTTCGGGTGGAAGCAATAAAACGGCTAAGGATTCGGGAGTGGCTATCGGAGACTTGGCAAGAAATACCACAGCTACCTCCTCGGCCAACGGGTTGATGAGCAAGGAGGATAAAACGAAGCTGGACGGTATCGCGGCGGGGGCGAATAAATACACACTGCCCGCTGCGACGGCTTCGGCCCTCGGCGGCGTGAAGTCGGGAGAAGATGTAGAGGTGGATAGTAGCGGTATTATAACTGTGCATTTTGCAGAAAAAGCGAGTGAAGCCGATTGCGATGAGAACGGGGACAAAATAGTAGATACATACGCCCGTTTCGATGAGTTACCTGTTGTGGCAACGGCGTCGAAAGCCGGACTCGTGAAGAGTGGCGGCAATATTACCGTAACATCGGACGGCACGGTTACGGTGAACAAAGCCGCTGCGGCAGATATGGCCGGCCATGCCACGGAAGCAGATAGGGCTTCTTATGCGACATCGGCTGGCAGTGCTACCAGTGCCACGAAAGCAACGCAGGACAAGAACGGTGCGGACATCGCGGCCACTTATCTGAAATCGGCGGCAGTAACGGACGTAACGGAGTATGCGGAGATAACGATTTGAGAAACGCAGTTTCCGGGGTTTTCAGGAATTCGGCGGAGCTGATTTTCTGCGGCACTCGGCAAAGTGAAAAAGATTTTTTCCTTTGCTCTCACTTGCAAGAAAATTCCTCGTCGCTCCGCTCGCTCGGAATGACATGCATTTGGGGCGGGGATTCCTCACATGCTCCTCGGAATGACATTTTTTAAATCGATAAATGACAATAATTATGGCAAGGATTAAGAAACTGAAAGAGAACGGGAAGACGGTGTACCCGGCGACGATATGGAACGCGGTGGTGGACCCGACCACGGGCATGACCCTGAAACAGCTTGTTGCCGAACTCACCGACGCGCTCAACCGAATAGACGCCTCGACACTACAAGGGCACGGGATCGTTACGGCGGGGGAACTCGACCCCAAAAACAAGATTCCCGTCGTGGGGAATGACGGGGTGATGGAGATAGGCCGGTATCTCGACTTCCACATGGACGGGTCGAAGGAGGACTACAACATACGCCTGCGGTGCGACACGACGGGGAAGTACCAGCACTACCTGCCCGCAAAAACGGGTACGGTGGCCCTGACGAGCGACATTTATGAAAATATCCCGGATAGAATCGGTGTAGGTACTACGGCAGGTGATGAAAATGATTATGTGGAACATGATTCTCTCCAAGTATTCAAAGCGGATATCGATAACAAGAATTTCCCGGTTATAAGCGTTGCCGGAGAAAGAACAGATGGACAACAATGCTGTTGGCAATTGTGTATAGACCCTTATACTGGAGCACTCCGATATCGATACGCCCTTTCCGGTTCAGGAGGAAGATTTACATTTAGTGCGTGGCGTAATATCGGATAAAAACAGCATGCCATATGTTACGAATCACACTCTTGTCAAATGAATTAAAAGACTTATAGTCATGAAGAAAATCTTAAACCGGGTTCTGAGATATATAAAATCGAAAGATATTTATTACTGGTTTGCACTCGTCCTTTTGGTCGCTTTACTGTGTGTTATACTTCCTGATATTTTTAACGCATTGGCTTCTAATCCATAGAATTATGTACGGATCACACAACAGCCTGACGGGCTATAAACCGATAAAATGGTGGGGACGGCTATTACAACCTTTCGCCCGCTGCCAGCGGACGACCGTCGAGGAACAGATAGAGGGCGGGGCACGCGCATTCGACCTCCGCGTGCGTTTCGACGGCAAGGACGGTCTTGTGGCCTGCCACGGCCTTGTCGAATACAAGGCCGATGTTCCGGCCGTTGTGGCAAGGCTCGAAAATGCAGGGTGTTGCTACCGCATCATTCTCGAAAACGTCATGGGCGAACGCTGTGTGTCGGCCGACGACCTCGACAGGCTCAAAGCCATGTTCCTCGACGGGGAACACCCGCACTGCCTCTATGTGAGCGACAAACGGTCGTGGAACACGACCCACAACCCGCATTGCCCGATACGCCTCAAAGAGCAGAACCGGCACGGCGGAATGGGGTGCATCATTCCCCGCCTTTGGCTGTGGCGATACCGCCGCGACCGCTACCGCCACTCGTTGAACCTGAAATGCGATGCCAATACCGTTTATTGGTACGATTTTGTATAGGAGAGATATATAATGGACAAAATATTCAACTGGGAACAATGGCGCATCATAGCTGTATCAGCAGTAAGCCCCGTGCTGGCGTTCCTCACCCCGACGAAAGGATTCGTATTCGCCCTTGTTATCATGTTCGCCTTCAACGTGTGGGCCGGCATGAGGGCCGACGGCGTATCCGTCGTCCGGTGCCGAAACTTCTCCTTCCGGAAGTTCAAGAACGCGCTGGCCGAACTGCTGCTCTACCTCATTATCTCGGAGACCATCTACTCGATTATGCTGAATTGCGGGGACGACACCGCGGCGCTCATCGTGATGAAATCGCTCACCTACGTCTTCACGTACGTCTACGTGCAGAATGCCTTCCGAAACCTCATACACGCTTACCCCACCAACAAGGCCCTGCGCATCATATACCACGTGATACGCTTCGAGTTCAAACGCGCCCTGCCCGAAAACGTGCAGCGCATCGTCGAGCGTGTCGAACGGGAACATGGCGAGGAGATAAACGAAGAATTTACCGATAAAAACAAGGAGGAAGAAAAATGAAAAGCCCTTACTTCTCCGTCAAAGAACTGGTGTGCAAGCACGTCTACGAACGATACGGCGAGAATGCCGCCATGTTCCTCGACGAAAAACTCATCGAGACCCTGAACGTGATACGAGAGCAAATCCTATGCGCCCCCATGACCGTCAACAACTGGCATGCAGGAGGAAACTTCACACAACGGGGTTTGCGGTGCAACATCTGCGAACTGGTGAAAAGCAAGACCGATGCAGGAAAGCTGTACCTGTCGGCCCACATGTTGGGAAAAGCCGTCGATTGCAACGTCGAGGGCATGACCGCCGAAGAAGCCCGCCGGCTCATCATCGCAAAACAAGAACTGTTGCCGTACCCCATTCGATTGGAGGACGGCGTATCGTGGCTCCACTTCGACCTCTACAAAAACGGCAAAAATGAAAAAGTATACCTCTTTAAGGCGTAGACACAAAGCAAGATAGCCGGTTCTTTATAGAAGAACCGGCTATCTTTTTTATGAATCAAATAATAGCGGATAAAACTATCGACGATCGCCGAAAATTCTCAACAAATAAAGGAACATGTTGATAAAGTCGAGATAAAGCGACAGAGCGCCTATCGTCGCCAACTTCCCGGTCTGGGAAGGATCGGTCACATAGGCCGCACTCTTGATCTTTTGGGTGTCCCATGCCGTCAATCCGATAAACAAAGCCACGCCGAACAAACTGATAATCCAGTCGAGAGTACTGCTTGCCACGAATATATTGACAACAGATGCGATGATCAACCCGAACAATCCCATGATACAATAGCTCCCGAACTTGGTCATATCGTTCTTGGTAACCATGCCATACACGCTCATCGCCCCGAACACGCCGGCTGTGATGAAGAACGTATAGGCGATAGAGCCCAAATCGTACACGACGAAAATGGACGAAAATACCACTCCGTTAAGAACAGCATACAGATAGAACAACAGCGTGGCGGCCGTCGTGCTCAGTTTATTCAACATGCCCGAGACAACGAAAACAACGGCAAGTTCGGCAATCATCAAGCCGAAAAAGACAGCCCGGTTTCCCAAAACGACCGACAATATAGCCGGAGAAGAAGCCACATACAACGACGTAAGAGCCGTCACGACAAGGGCGAGGAACATACGTCCGTACCCCTTACGCATCACCATCGACAAAACCGATGTCCCGGTAGTCGATTTATAAGAAGAATCATACAAATTTTCCATCTCTTTCTATTTTAACAGTTATTTTTTACATACGGTCGGGCACTTCGATAC